GGCGGCGGCGGCATAGAAGGCGACGGCGGAGGTGCTACTGGTGGTGGCGAAGATGGCGGGGGCGACGGCGGCATAGAAGGCGACGGCGGGGGTGCTACAGGTGGTGGTCCGGTAGGTTGCGGCGACGGCGGCGTTGAAGGTGGCGGTGTCGGCGGTAATCTGTCTGTAATGTGTGTGTTGGACGGGAAACGAATATCCGAAAATGAAGAGTAATTATTATATTCTGGGTAATCAAATAATACATCAGTATAATTGATAATCGTATAATCAAGATCAATTACTTCCGCTGTATAATATAAACAGTCTAAGTGATTTCCTTTATCATTATCATATTCAATATTATCCACATAATTTCCAATCGTATATTTATAATGCTCGCCATCACTTTCAAACTGCTCTTGAATTTCCTTCTCAAAATTACTAAAAATATTATATTCTTTTACAATTGAATCACCGAGATATTCAATATTAATTATGGTGCTGTTAATTGTAAAATTAAGACCGTATTCCACCGAATGACTGTCTGTGATGTTGGGGGGACCATCATATTTATGAGATAGATGACCATAGACGCTGTTGAATAACATAAAATTCATAACTGTCGCTTTTTGTATAATTAAATATATTTATTTATTTTTAAATTCAATTTTAATAAAAATAAATATATTTTAATAACAATACTCATTTTTTTAATAAAAATTATAAGCGGATTTATGGTTTATTAACTAACAATACCATATTATGACTAATACCACATAGATACTGGATATAGCTGATAAAGTAATATATATATCAAGTTTGCTGTAATTGCGATGAGAGATATCATATTTATTTATAATATCTCTAACTGGACTTTTTAATGGTCGTTCCATTATTATTATTATTATCAATTATTTATATTGTATAAATATATAATGAATAACTTTTTGGGATTGACTGTAACGGGGCTCGTTACTGGTATGGCAGCACGATTTGTTGGTGGTGGAGCCGAAATTTTAATAGTTCCTTTACTTACTTTTTTTGGTATTTTAACATCGCTAAAATCTCGTATCGCTACGAGCCTACTTATGTTATTACCACCTATCGGTATATTTTCTGCTTACACACTTTATAAAGAAGGACACGGTGATATTTATGCTGCTATGTATTTGGCTCTTCTTTTTTCTATAGGAAGTTATTATTCAACCAAAATCACTATGGATATAAACAACGATTTATTAAGACAAATTTTTGGTGTTTTTACTATTATTGCGGGTCTATACATGATATGTCACAAGGAACACTAAACAAATAATTTCTAATTATGAATTATCTCGCTTTGTGTATTCCCACATATCAACATGATTAGGTACGAGGATTGTCTTATTCCATATCGGTGTTCTTGCTGCTCGCCGTCCCCAATCCGTTTCATCTTTCCAAACAACATTATCAATTGTATATTGGAAATTATCCTGATAATCAAGCATATATGGCTCTCCAGAAAGCATACTTTTAGATGGTTTATAGTCCATTGCGATATCAACAACTACAACCTTTTTACGAGCAACTCTAATAGCATTTCTAATTATATTACGATGAGCATATGCAGGCATTTCATGAAAAGCAAACATAATAGTTACCGTATCAAACTCTTCGCACTCGCCATATGTTTCCGCATTACCATAATGGTATTCACTACCAGGATTAAATAGTTTGGTGAATCTAAGCATTTCCGCAGACGTATCTATACCAACACTACCAGGCTTCGTAGAAAATCCAGTCCCACAACACATATCCAAAACACTTCCATCCTGTGAGTTATAAACTTCTTCCCTGATATTTCTACCACCATACGCTGCTCTATCTATTAATTTAGTCACTATAGGAGCCACGATTGCGTGGAGATTTCCCAGCGGACCAGTGTTCCCCAGGTTGTGAATGTGCTGGTCCTTCCAGTAAGGAACTAAATTTAACTGTGTATAAATGATAAAAGATACAAAAATCATTTTATTAAATTACATATTATACAGAATTATTTTTATATCAATTATAAAAATAATATCTATCACTACTGATAGCCTATTCATTTGAATTTATAAGTATTTAAACTCTCTTTCATAATATTTAATATTATTATGAAAGAAATAATAGACAAACTTTGTTGTTCTTATGAGAATGCCGTATCACATCGCATATGCGAAAACATCATTTCTAAATTTGAAAATGAAGAGACCAAAAATAAAGTCTCAAACACAGTTTTTAATACGCAAATGATTAAGATTAACCCTTCTTGTGTAAATTGGAACCAAATAGATAGTAAAATTAGCGAAATAATTTCAAAAAATATGCCAAATTATATTTCTCTCGCTCGTGAAACAGTAAAGTTATTCCCATATAATTCGTTTCAGGATGATGGCTATAGTGTTTGCAAATTTAATAAAAATAATGGCTATACAAATGCTTCTACTAATTTTAATTGGAATGATATGAGAGGCGTTGCCATTTTATCGCTTGTAATTTTTGTTAATACCGTTGATGAAGGCGGAGAGATAGAGTTCGTCGGCGGTAAAACAATCAAACCAAAACAGGGTGACATGGTCGTGTTTCCTTGTAGTTGGGATGTTATATGGAAACACCATATACCTATTAGTAGCGATAGCTATGTAATTTCTACTACCCTATACTATAAACATTAGCACGATATAATTTTTAGTATAAATTATATAAACATATCAAACCAAATTTGATTAAGCATATGAATAATCTAATTTATACAATAGATAATAGTCTTGATATATCTTTGTGCGACTCACTTATCAAATTATTTAATGATAATGAGGGTACAGATTTGGTTATGGAATCGCTGGTAGGAACACATACAGGTAATGTAAATAAGACTGTAAGGGATAACACATATTTCAATATTAAAAATAAAAATGATGAAATATTAGAAGGCATATTGAGAGATGCTTTTAAAGTTTATACCAAATTTCTCTCGGAACAGAACCAATCGCTTGATTTCATTAATAACAATAATATGAAAATCAAAGATACAGGGTTTATGCTGAATAAATATAAAAAAAATACGGGGTTTTACACAACACATACCGATTTTAATGGCGATAATTTTCAAACTAACGGTTATAGGATAGTTACATATATTTGGTATTTGAACGATGTCCTTGAGGGCGGAGAGACTGAGTTTATTGATGGGACAAAGGTAAAGGCTGAACGGGGTAAATTGTTGTTTTTTCCCTCAACTTGGGCGTACTCACATACGGGCAACAAACCTCTATCATCTGATAAATATATTATTGTAGGGTGGTTTCAGTTATATAAGTGATTACTTTTACAAAAAAAAAGAATTTGCCTTGTCTATTATATTAATTGCTTATGCCTTAAATTTAATGCTTACCTTATAATTAACGATTTTACAGACGCAAGTGCTGGATAATGACGCATAATTATCACCGTGAATTCTTGGTTTTCATTTTCAAATGAATAAACCATTAGAACAGGATTTATGGGATAAATCCAGAGCAACCCCTGCGGGGTCGCTGCCCGAAGTTTATAAGGGATATTTAATGATTTATATAGAATTTATTTAGAATTATTTGATGAAGTTGAGAGATTTGAGGTTAGTGAAGCAGATGTATATATATTTTTTTTAATTAAATAAAAACTGATGAGAAATGTCTTATTTTTATATAATCATAAACGATTGAATGACGGTTGATTGGTCTAACACAGTTATATATTTATTGCGTTCTAATGACCCACTTATTGAAGACGGATATATAGGTCATTCAGGAGATTTTCATAAACGGAAAATACAACATAAGAGTAATTGTAATAATGTAAAGAGTGATGAATATAATAAAAAGGCTTATGTATTCATTAGAGAGATTGGTGGATATGATAATTGGGATTTTGAAATATTAGAAACGGCAAATTTAGAAGATGAAAAAGAAGCAGAGGCTCTTGAGAGATATTGGATTGAAAAACTTGAGCCCACACTAAATGAATATAAACCATCACAAACACCCGAAGAAAGAGCCGAGTATTTGAGAGTATATAGCCGTCTCAAATACAGAGAAATGAAAGATGACCCAGAATATAGAAGGAAAATTTATGAGCGTAATAGAAAACAGAAAGCAGCCAATCCTGAAAAAGTGGCGGCATCACGGGCGAGGGAAAAAGAAAAAATAACTTGTGTTTGTGGTGTTATTCATAATAGGGGTGGTAAAAGCAACCATCTTAAAACTCCAAACCACAAGGAATTTCTAAAAAATAATCCACAAGAAACATAAGCAGATATTAAACATTTATATTTCTATTAGTATTATCAAAATCCCCTTATAAACTTCGGGCAGCGACCCCGTAGGGGTTGCTCTGGATTTATCCCATAAATCCGCTTCTAATTTTTTTATCAAGTGATAAGTTAATACTCTTACAAAAAAAAATATACCTTGTCTATTATATTAATTGCTTATGCCTTAAATTTAATAGTTACCTTATAATTAACGATTTTACAGACGCAAGTGCTGGATAATGACGCATAATTATCACCGTGAATAGAGTTTAAATAGGTTAAGATACCCTTTCTTGAAGGACAATTAATGCCGTAGCGATAGAATATCTTTGCGAACACCATATTCCAAAAGCATATTGGGAAATCTACGTATTCTTGAATATTAAATACTGCTCCACCGTCTGTAAAATCAACTGTCTCTAAAAACGGGTCAATTAGTTTATTCATAATAAGCGAATTCCACTCGCATGATTGCTTGCTTAATCCTAAAAGGTTTTCCTTAACATTTTTACCAAATGTATCTTCCAGTTGTGGGTGCAGTCCATTCCTATATTTTCCTCGCACCGACCAATCTGGTGTAGTATCCTTGAAATATGGGACTTGGTAGGTATGAGCGTAATCATATACATTATGTTTGTAAAAATCCATCATAGGTCGCACTAACATAACATTATTAACGACATTGGACTTCTTTAGGACGGCTAAATCCAGTAAATTTCTACCCCTACAGACATTAGCGACTACATTCTCTACAATATCGTCCTTATGATGACCGAGTAGAATACTATCGCAGTTTTCCTTCGCCATAACTTCTTTGTAAAAATCAAATCTAACATTACGAGTATAAATTTCATATTGGGTGCGTTTTCCCTGTCCCCGAATTAAATTATCAATCGTCTTTACATATAGTTTGATGTCGTTATATTTACACCATTCTTCCAGAAATGTCTGCTCTTCTTTGGTTTCTGGGCGGTTATTATAGTTGATATGACACCCGACAACATCATAATTCAGGCTACGCAGTATAGTCGCAATTACCATCGAATCTACGCCTCCAGATAGAGATACAATAAACTTCCGCTTGTTAGATTCAAGTGCGTAGTCTTCAATGCTATTATTCAACTTATTATTGTCGTCATAGACGCCGAACACAATTAGTGTATCTTTGATTTTATTATTCTTGGTTGGAACATATTCAAGAACATTTTTGAAATTTTCCATAATAAAGGTCTTGTCCTCTGTACAACCGAGAGTGAACTTATTAATCCAACGGAGCATTATTATCTGTATTATATCTCATATGATAAATTGATATGTTAATATCAATTTTTAAAATAATAATAATAATAATATTTTAAAATTTGTGTAAATACTGTTTTGTATTAAACATAAAATATAATTTTATAGTATATTATGTTTGATAAATATTACGCCGTTCTGGAATTAAATAATCAAGCTACGCCCGAGGAAATCAAGAAGGCATATAAACGACTGGCTATTAAGCACCATCCTGATAAAAATCCAGATAATAAAGCAGAGGCAGAGGAGAAATTCAAAGAGATTTCTCAAGCATACGAAATCGTATCAAATAAAGAAAAATATGGAAACGATAGGGCATTTAAACAAAATCATATGCCTCAAGTTGATCCCAACAAGCTATTCGCTCAGATATTCGCACAGATGAATATACACCCTGGTATGCAGCCTGGACCCGCTATGTTTATACAACAGGGAGTCGGTTCCCAATTTATACAGGTTCCACAGAATAGGGTAATGAGATCTACATCTACACGAATTGAAAACGGTAAAAAAATTATGACTATTACCGAACAAATTAACGGTGTAACACGAGTTCAAACCATCGTTTCTAATATATCGCAGCCTACGAATATGAATATTGGTTAATTAGAAAAAAAATTGATATGATGTTGATGTTTTTATATACATTAACATAATAATAATCATAATGTCCTTGCAAAATATCTTGAATGAATTTGTGCCATTGCGTGCCAGCATTGAAAATAACGACAACGGTAAGATGAAGCTTGGTTGCGTAGCATTCAATCCGCGTCAAAAACATTCGTGCGTTTTACGCGTTTGGCCATAATCAGTATAATGTAATGAATAAGAAGTCCGAAACCTGTGCCGATTGTGTTCATGCCGAAGTAGATTGTGTTCAGCGTCTCAAAAAATCCGAAAAAAAAGCCAGCATTAATCTTGTCGTTTTCCGCACTAACAACGCAGGAGATAAGCTTATGATGGCGAAACCGTGTGATAATTGTCTCCATGTAATTGATTTCACCCTCAAACGAAAAAATTATAAACTAAAAAAATTAATTTATACTGATGAAGATGGTAATTTTGTAAATATTTAAATAGGCACATTTCTAAATGTTACTGAAATTCGTCTCTCCCGCTTTGTCTTAATATTATCAACTATATCTATTTTTTTTGATATCATTTCGTGTGTCCATAAATATCTCGCATCTTTACTCATAATATATACCGAATTGGGTGCTACATACAGATGTTCGTCTTCATGGTCATTATTCTTGAAAGTCATTGTTGCTCCACCGCCTAATGTAAAACAACCAATCACACCACCATATTTCTTTACATCTGTATGCCGACTAATACCCTGTCCTGGTAAGTAATTATTAACTATACATTGGTTAAATACATAATCCTCATTTATAATGTCCATCTCTAAACATATATCCGTTAGTAAATTTTTTAACATCATTAAACATTCTGGAATATCATCACATTTATTCTTGATATTATATGTTTTGTAATCATATTTATATCCATAATGCTGAACCAATCTACTATTTGCGCTATTAGTCAGGGGAACCCATTCAAATTTATCCAATTCAGTAATTATATTTTCAGCAGCCTCCTCTTTAATGTCATTTACATAATATAGTCCTGGGATTTTCAATTCTTCTACCTCAATTGAATCATTATCATCATCGCTCATATTTATATTATGTGGTTTGTTCATCATATAATATAGATTTGCCGATTCAATTTATTTTTAATTATTTATTTATTTATTTATATACGACATTTGGTGGTATCTCCCAGGTTGAATACAGTTCTGCTTTACTCGTGGGTCTATCCAACGCTAATAATCTGGCTAATGCTTCCAGCCGCCTCTCCCTCGGAACTTGGCTTGGTTTATCCTTCTGTATTTGTCTTGAAATCTGTTTCCAACGCCATTCAACCTGAAGTGCTGCTTTCCAAGTAGGGCAATTCTCTACATAACAATGGTAATTCCACGAATGACCAGCATCTACTTGCATCGATGTTTGATGTGCTCCACCCTTGATAATTTTATTATGTTGTCTAATTCTTTTATCTAAATCCACAGTCGCACCTATATATGTTCTTCCATTTGTCGCTTCTATAAAATATACAAAAAAACCCATAATAATAATATACTATTCCAATACTATATTATTACTTTTATTACTTATTAAATATTATATGTAGATTACCGCTTTGTCATTCTTGTGTTTTTGCCAATTTAAAATGAACTGATTTTCAACTAATCATATTGTATAAATTTAGATTCTTTTTTATTTATTTTCAAACTCAGAAATAATTTTTTCAATTTTAGATTTTAAATATGGTTCCAAATAAATATACTTACCATAATGGTCCATATTTCCTGTAAATTTTTTATATTTTGATGAATCAAATAATATATTTTTACGGAAATAGTTAGGATTTATCCAAAATTCATTTATCATTCTAATTTTTAATATAAAACCATTATCAATTAGTATTTGTCTACATTTTTCATCTTTTTCTTCATTGTGTCCATCTAGTTCAATACATATTAAATAAATAGTAATATTATTCCAATCAATTGTTTTCAATACGTCTAATTCTCCACCCTCTACATCTAATGAAAAAAAATCTATATATTTTATACCTTTTTCTTGAAAAATATTATCTAGGGTTTTTGTTTTTACTTTTCTAATACTACTTTTTCCTTTAGAATACCAACTGTCAATAAATGATTCTGACATATTTTGTTTAATTCCTGAAACTGCACCATTTACTAAGATATCAACATCAGATTTATTTGAACTAATAGCATAATTATAACAACTATTATTAGGTCTATTTTTGATTAATTTTTCATAAAATTCTTTTACTGGTTCAATTAAAATTCCGTTAAATCCAAGGTATTTTTCAAAAAACATTGTATTAGAATATAATAATCCATCACATGCACCTAATTCTAAAAATATACCATCTTTAGTAGGTAAATTTATAAAATTTCTAAATATAAAAAAATCTTCTCCTTGTTGACTATAAAATGTCGTTACGTTGTCATTAATTTTATTTGTAAATATTTTTCTAAATTTTAACATGTATTATAAAGTAATATATTATTTTGCACTATTTTTATTATATTTTTTGTTAAATATAATAAAAAGAATTTTAAGGTTTAAATTCACTATAATAAGAAGCAGGACCACAATATTTAAATTTATCATCACTGGTTACACTAGGTTCACAATCAAAATCAGTGTTAATAGAAGCATCATAAACAAAAAAGGTGCTTGGTTTAGTTGATAATGAATCATTATCAAATTCTAAAGTTAGAGGAACAGCGTGAGTTCTGGGTCCAATTAAAGAAGCAAATTGTTTTTCATAAAAAGCATTAATAGAATTAAAATATGTATTAACTACACTAGCAGGTACATTACCTGATTCTTGAATTGGTGGTAAATTTTTAAGTTCCATATCAAAATCATCTTTGGAGGGATAAGGACGTTGTTTATTATCTTGCATTGTCGTATATGATGCGTTAGGGTCTACCTCCATATAATTTTCACCTTTAAATTTTTGTAAATCAGTTTGCGAGAAACTCATATCATCAACTGTTTTTACTTTATCTTTATTTCCAAAACAATTAAAAAATTCATTTTCTTGTAAAATATAACTTTCACCTAATAATGCTCCCGTAGCATCAAGTAATTTATATTGATATGTTTCATTTGAAATGGTAGATAAAAAGTAATTATCTGCTAAATTATTTTGAATTTGTTGTTTTCTATTAATACCTTCTGTTGTTGTTAAATCTAATTTTTTTAATTCATTATTTAATAATGTTATATCTTGAGAACGTTTAGTTTCTCCTCCAGTATTAACTAATTTAGGATCTAAAATACTTTGATAATCAATAATTTCTTGTGGTTTTAAATCAGGATCATTCAGAATATTTCCAGAAAATTTTGTTTCTTTATTTAAATAAACACCAGATAAATCAAGTTGGTTACATAAACTTCTAAATTCTAAATAATCATTACCAACACGATTAGCAATATTTATAAGATTATTACTAGTATTTATTCTTGAACACATATGTTTTATATGTTTTAATTGTGGTAGCATATTTATATTTGTAGTATTATTACTATAGAAAGTATCATCAGGACAACATTCAACCTTATTTTTAATACCAGATTGTATATCTTCATTAGATAATTCGAGTCTTTCTGATTGTGACATAATATTATTTAAATTATTACAATTAGGTGTCCACGGACAAAATACATAACTAGTATCAATAACATCAAAATCTATGGCTTGAATATTCTCTCCAAAATCAGCATAACTTAGATCTTTAATTTTAATACAATTACCCATGCTTGGTTTAATTTCACATTTGGAACAATCTATGTTATCTAATCCTTCTATGTTAGGTATTTTAAAAAAATATAATATACACAAACAAATAACTATTATTAATCCTAATATGATAAATTTTACAGTATTATTAAATTTCATAATATTATATTATAGTTATAAAATAATATTATTTATTTTCCATTAACTAAATTAGAATTGTATTGAGTATTTACCAAAATAAATTTACAATTACTAGATAATGAAGAAATATCAGATGAATTAGTATATGTACAAGTGCTTCTTAATCCACCTAAATAATTTTGAACTGTATTATTTAATTTACCTTTATATTTTACTTTTATTTCTCTCCCTTCAGATGAACGATAATTAATATTATTATTAGCAGCATAATTATTTTTCATAGCATATGTAGAGCTCATGCCATAAAAGAATTTATATTTTACCCCTGATTCTTCAATTAAATCTCCGGGATTTTCATCATGTCCTGAAAATTCACCACCAACCATTACAAAGTCTGCGCCTGCTCCAAAAGATTTAGCCATATCACCCGGACAAGTTATTCCTCCGTCACTTATTATATATGTATTATCTTTTTTTGATTCACATGATTTTAATACACAAGAAAATTGTGGCATTCCAATACCTGTTTGTATTCTAGTAGTACAAGCACTACCACCTCCAATCCCAACTTTAACAATGTCAACACCACAATCTAATAAATCATTAACTCCTTCTTTAGTAGAGACATTTCCAGCAACAATTATTTTATCACTATATTTTTCTCTAACTTTCTTACAAAAATTTTTAAAATTTTTAATATAACCATTTGCTATATCAATTATAATCCATTTACAAGAAAAATTATCAATTATATTTACTAAATTATCATAATCATTATCACTTATTCCGGTAGAAATAGCAAAATAGTCAGGATCTAATAAATTGTCAGGATTATTATTATTATATTCTATTAAATCTTCTAATTTAATAAATTTATGCAGAGCAGTAAGAATTTTATGTTTAGATAGAGCAGTATAAACATCCAGAGTTCCTATGCTTGTCATGTTAGCAGCAATAATAGGAATTCCAGTCCAAGTTAAATTATTGTTAAATTTGAAAGTTCTGATTAAATTTACATCGCGCCTACTATTAATAGAAGAAGATTTTGGAAGAATTAACACATCTTTAAAATCATAATATTTTTCTAGTGATTCAAATTTATCCATCGGGTAATAATCTAATTTAGAATAAATTTTTAAATTCTTTTATTTTATTATAAATACATATATTAATATAATGTCTAATCCTAGAAGGTTATTTAAACAAGATATAGATAAATATAACTATTCAGAAGGTTGTCTTCCAAAAAGCGCAGATATATACAGAGATACGAATACGGGTAATATAGATTTTAAAAAATGGAAAGAAGAAAATGAAGATGATTTTAAAAAATGGGAAAATGAAAAAGTTAAATGTAGTACAGATTTTTATAATGGAGAACAGACAGGATGTTGTTATAATGAAAATGCAACTAGTGAATGTTTATCAAAAGATAATAATACAGGTTTAACCTTTATGGAGAATGGCAAGGTCGGAAATATATGTCATAAAGAAGACGTTCAAGGTGTGTATAATACATTATTTGATGATCCAAATCATATAGTAAAATTTTTTAAATTAATATTACTTTCTATTTTAACTTTATTAGTAACAGCTATAATTGGAACTTGTTATGAATTTTGGTTTCGTTATGGTAATTCTATAGATTGTATTTATTATAAAAGTAAATGTGGTAATATAGGAAAAACAGATAAAATAAGTTTGGTAGATTATATGTTCCCTAATAATATATGTTATTATCCATATCAATCGTGTAGTCAAAATAAAACAGGTCAAAGTGGTGGTTCTACCAAAAATGAAGGTATCATAAGTACATTTGCAGAATATGAACATGCAGGTGCAAAATGTATTACTATAAATTATGATTCAACTGTATATGGCGAAAAACCAATACCTTATAATATTGCAGATTATGCTGTTAATAATGTAAAAAGTGAATATATAACAGTATTAGCAAAAAGTGTAAGTTTTTATTACTTATTTACAGTTTTATTTATAAGAAAATTTTTTAATTATGTTTTTACTAGATTATCAGGTTATTATCAAAAAGGAATTAAATTTAATCCATTTTTAAGTAATTTATGTTTTGTATTTTTTACAGGTTTAATATTTCCATTAATGGCTTTTATAACTGGTTCGAACGGTTTATATGTAGGACCTATGTTTTTGCTTGGTATATTAGTAATAGCGGCTTCAGTGCTCTCGATGCCGGGTTTCTTAATTGGATTTATATCAACTATTTTTCCAGGAAAATTATTTGGTAAATCATTAAATAGCTGTAATATAGCAGAACAGTATTACGAGATTGGATATGCAAAATTATTTTATTCATTGAAAGATGTTGAATTAAAAACGAAAGTAATGAGTATATTAAAAAATATTTTTTTATTTTTACCAACAGTAATGTTAATAGTAACATCAATTGGAATTGGTTCATTAATGAGTACAATAGCAGGTATAGTTTTTTCATTAAGTTTAATTATTAACCTTTTCTATATTCCATTAAGTAATCCTTTAGAATGTTTCAGTATATTAAAAAGTCACGCAGATTTATTAACAATATTATTTTGTATTGGTGTAATTGGTTCAGCTGCAAAATCATTAGACCCTATTACAACGGGTGTAATGTCAATGATATTAGTTATAATAATAGTATATAAATCATTTATTGGAATGAAAAGTAGTTTTTAAATAATGTAAAATAATATAAATATAATTATATCTATAAAAAATATATAAATATAATTATTGTGTAAAATATATTATGGGAAACAAAAAGCATAAAAATAAAGATAAAGATAAAGATAAATCTGATTTACCTTTTGTTAGTATTTGTACACCAACATTTAATAGACGACCCTTTTGGGAAATGTGTATTAATAATTTTTTAAATCAAGATTACCCGGCTGATAAAATGGAATGGATTATTATAGATGATGGTACAGATTCAATAGAGGACTTAGTAAAACATATTCCACAAGTAAAATATTTTAAATATGATAAAAAAATGCCATTGGGTAAAAAAAGAAATATTATGCATGAAAAATCATGTGGAGATATATTAGTTTATATGGATGACGATGATTATTATCCAAAAGAACGTGTATCGCATGCGGTAAATATGTTAGTAAGTCATCCTAATGCATTATGTGCGGGTTCAAGTGAAATATATATATGGTTTAAGCACTTACAAAAAATGTGGCAATTTGGTCCATATAGTGCTAATCATGCTACAGCGGGAACATTTGCATTTAAAAGAGAATTATTAAAAGATCATCGTTATGATGAACATGCAGCATTAGCAGAAGAAAAAGCATTTTTAAAAAATTATACAGTTCCATTCGTCCAATTAGAACCAAAAAAAACTATTTTGGTATTTTCACATATTCATAATACATTTGATAAGAAAAAATTATTAGAAAATGGACAAAATCAATTCCAAAAACCATGTAATAGAACAGTTGATGAATTTGTAAAAGAACCAGAAATGAAAGAATTTTATATGAATATTATAGATGGATTATTACAAAATTATGAACCGGGAGATCCAAAAAATAAGCCAGATGTTTTAAAACAAATAAAAGAAATAGAAGAAGAACGAAGAAAAATGTCAATGGAACATCAACAAAAACAACAAGAAGAAGGTAAAATTATTTTGAATCAAAATGGACAAAATATTGAATTAAATAATCAACAAGTTGTTCAAATTATGCAAAAACAACAAGAGCAATTACAAACATTTTCAAAACTTTTACAAGAGAAAGATGATAAAATAAAACACTTAGAAAAGGAAATATCAAGTTCTAATATAAAAGAAATAACAAAAGTTGAAATAAAAGATAACAATAATTTCACTAATAATTCGAGTGATATTAATTCAAAATTAGATAAACTTATAGAATTGGTAGAAAAATCAAATAAAAATTTCCCACCAATTCAAAAACCAGATGAAAATATTAAATTAAATGTCTCCGATGAAACTCCTAATTTACAAGGATAATTTCAAATAGATAATTGTAGATTAAATATATTAGAAATGAAATTTAATAATACTGTAAAAAAAGTTTAATAAAAAAGAATAATAAGTAATTATATTATATAGAGTTAATATAATATGATTTTATCATCAAATTGTGCACCAACGCTAATTTTTATTGGTTTTTCATTAATACAAATATTAATTGATTTATATAAAGGTGTTATTAATGATGCCTTTATTAAATTTATAGTTATGGTTGTTTTTTCACTTATAATAAATATATTATGTGATTTAGGATATAAAGTAGTTGCTTGGTTTCTTGTATTTATACCAATCATTATGATGACATTAATTTCTACTTTATTATTAAAAGTATTTGGAACAAATCCAGATGAAAAAGATTTAAGATCACAAATAAAGCGAGGAGGTAAAGATATACCTAATAATGTAGTGGATAAAGATGGTAGATATAATTTAGAAAATTCGGGAAATTATTTAGATGGAGAAAATTTATTAAATCAACAAAAATATGCTTATTTTTATGATAAATTAAATTCCGTAGAGAGAATAGATAGAAATAAACATAGAAGAGACTTTTATGATGAAGTAGAAGATGTGTATAATTTACATAGTCCGGTTAAAGATTTATATGATTTATCAAATAATCCAATAAAATATACTATAGTTGACGGAATTATAAATATTTTTGGAGAGAACTTTTTTACACATCAAGTTTCTACATTTTTAAATATAAATTATCCATTTAAAAATAATAATTTATCATATTATTCTAATCCAAATAAAAATACTAAATTAGAAGCAGACTATGAAGTAAGATTAGATAAAATGAATGGAACAGATTTTTCATCTTATGAAAAAAAATATAATGAAACATATTTATTAGATGGACGATTATTATTTAGACGTAATAAATACAAAAAAACTAAAGAAAAACATCCTGATTTAAATGAAATAGCAATCTATAGAATAATTGATAATGAATGGAACAAGTTAACAGGTGAAGAACAAGAAAGATGGAATACAAATGCAGAAAAAGATTCGTCTGAAGAAAAAGATTCATCCGAAGAAAAAGATTCGTCCGAAGAAAATAAAAATAATGTAAATTATAATCCAAATAATTTTTCTAATAATTTACCAAAACCTACACCTGTATATGAAACATCATCATCTAAATATACACATAATGGACCTTGTCCTATTAATGAAACTAAACAAACATTTAAACAAAAAACAGGACTAGATTGTTATGAAGCATGTCCGCCTGGAAAAGAAAGAAATTCAATGGATGTATGTGTAAAACCCTGTGCGAGCGGACAAGAAAGAAAAATGATAAATGGTAATTGTCAAAATATTGAGTAATTTTGCTACAAAATATTTAAATAAACAATATAAAATTTACTATTTATATTATATTATAAATTTATAACTTAATGCATAATTTAAATAATAAATGGACTTTATGGTTACATTTACCATATGATACAGATTGGAGTATTAATAGTTATAAAAAAGTAACTACATTTGAAACGTTGGAAGATTGTATTATATTAATTGAAAATATAAATAAAGAAATTGTAGAAAAATGTATGTTATTTATTATGAAAAATAATATCAAACCAATATGGGAAGATGTTGAAAATAGTAAAGGAGGGTGTTTATCGTATAAAATTACAACTGATAATGTATATGAAGTTTGGAAAAAATTAAATTATTATTTAATTGGCGAAACATTAATGGACGATAAAGATATAATGGATAATATAAATGGTATTTCAATTAGTCCAAAAAAAAATTTTTGTATTATAAAATTTTGGATAAAAAATACTGAAAATTTAAAGAATAATAGTATCTATAATGAATTAAATATAGAAACTCAATCAGTTGATAATGAAAAAAGAGACCCATTTAAAATAGATATGTTATGTGATATTGAAAAACAGCACTGTCTTTTTAAAGAACATGAAATTCTTTATTGATTTTTATAATATATTATATATAGTTATATATAATATGATAAATTTTGAATCACTTACTAGTTTTTCTCAAATTGTAAGTAAATTATCAATATTTTTATTTATTATAGCAGCAAATTATGTTGGTGATATTTTTTCTTGCGGAGTTAGAAATTTTATGAAAGAATATATGATTTTTAAACATATAATTGGTATTTTTATTATGATATTTTTTGTTGGTTTAGTTCAAGATAAATTAACTATACAAAACAGAATAACTCAAAGTTTTATATTATATTTTTGGTTTATTTTTATTATGAGAGCACCTACTATTATCACTATAGCAACCATCACAATTATTTGTGTAATCTATATTATAGATTTATATATTTCAGATTTAAAATTAAAATTAGAAGAGAATAAAGAAATAAATGAAAAAAATAGCATATTAATAGAACAATATACTAATATAAATAATTTTTTATTTATTATTAGTTTCTTAATAAGTATTATAGGTACTTCTATTTATATTTATATTCTTAAAAGAAATTTAGGTAAAAATTTTAATATATATACATTTTTACTTGGAACTCGTGACCAAGAATGTTTCAAAAAAGATGTTGTTAAGAAATTTAAAAACAATCCATTATTTTGGGATATTCAACGAGCACGGAAAGGAACTAAAACTATTTAATTAAAAAATTTTTAGATAAAGTAACTACCCAATATACGTGTAAACAATTATCAAACATTAAAAATGTAAAAACAAAATTATTATATTTATAAATAAATGTTAATACTGGTAGTAATAAAATTCTGAAAATTAAAAATGTAATCAAAAACATAATATTAGAATATTCTGGATATATATTCATGTCAATTAATGAAAGAAATATACTAGAAATTTCATTTAAACATAAATATAGTATCAAATTATATCCTATATTAAAATAATAAGACCAACTTAATCCAGATAAAACCAGTAAATGATGAATAAAAAAAGCTATATTATTTACATTAAATATATCTATTATAAAATGTGATAATATAAATATTCTACATTTATCTCCAACATAATTATATTCATTTAAATCATTATGTTGAAAATAATACATTTTTTTATCAATAAATTGATAAAAAGATAAACTACTAACTGTAATAAAAAAAAATAAAGTTCCATATTCTATGGAAATTTTATAAGTATATAAAAAAATAGAGAAAAATAATGTATCTATATTTTGATTTATCATATTAATCATATTAAACATATTAAACTAATATGTTAAGTTTTAAATTTTATTAATATATATTAATAAAATTTATATAAATATTTAACTGGATGAACTACGTGGTAATGGTGCTAAACATAATCTAATCTCTCCGAGAGATGCAACATTATATTTAACTATCAGCGGACGATTGTTTTCTAAAAATATTTCAATTTGATTACATAAATTGGTACATTTAATAAAATAAACTAAATTTTTGAGAGAAAATTCACCTTGAATTACTGTATCACTTGTTAATTTTTGGACAAATTGCATAGAGCCTTGTGTTTCTGTTCTTCTAATTTCTGCTTTTGCATATTGTCCGACACATTTAAAAATTAATTCATCACCAACTGATTTAATTTCTAATTTTTCTGAGATGTTGGCTAAATCTCTCACTATTTTTTGAAAATCAGACGAGGGCATATTAATAATTGATGAAAATTTAACATCTGGTATTTCAAGCTCACCTTGATCTGGTTCAATTAAACGTAATTTTTGAATTTTAGATTGTTTTATATCTCCATTTTCAAATTTAAGACCTAATTCAGTAACAACACCATCTATATAATCATCATTTTCAATATAAATAGTTAAAGTATCATCATTATCAATAGATGTAATAAGTTTAAATAAATGAAACATATTAACACCTACTATAATTTTATCATGTTTGCATTCATAAAATTCAAAATTACAAGCTTTTAATGCTAAATGAACTAATATAGTGTGCGTTTTATCCATATTTATAATTCTAATACCATCTTTTGTAAATACTATATTCGTATCTAATAATATATCTTTTAATGCAGTCATTAAAATTCTAAAAGGAGCAATCTGTACTGTTTTTATAGTTAATACATTATTCATATTAGTTTCATTATTATCTATAGATAGATTACTTAATTTATTTTCTATTGACATTTCTTATAAAATATTTTATAATAATCTTTAAATAGTTATAAAAAATTATAATTATAAAATATAGTATTTATTTATATGAAATTAATATCATATAAATTAATAATTAATTTTATATTTAATAATTTATTAATTGGTGAAATTCAAAAACCTGTCAATTTGTATTCAATTCAATCTATTAAAAAATTATATTTAGATAAAAATATTTATTATGATTTTTATAATGAATTATGTAGTACATATATGAGTTGTGATTATAAAGATGAATGTTTATTAGATACAAATTTATTTAAATTTTATAACAAATACTCTAGTTTAACAGTCGAACATATTTTTCCACAATCTTTTATAAAAGAATACAAAAATTCTACTCTTGATATGCATAATATTTATTTAACAAATAGTATAACAAATTCACATAGAAGTAATTATAAATATATAGATGAAAATATTTATAATAAATATTATAATAATGAAAAATTATACATAGTATGCGAAGATAATTTTAAAAATACTAAATCTAAAATTTATATACCATGTATTAATATTAGAGGTCCTATAGCACGTTCTATTGCTTATATGAAATATACTTATCCTAACTTAAATATTGAAAATGTTATTACTTATGATTTAATTATAAAATGGAATATTTTATATCCTCCTACACAATTAGAAATTGAAAGAAATGAAATTATTAAATCCATTCAAGGTAATTATAATCCATTTATTTCAAATTATAATAAAAGTAAATATTTAATGAAATCAATTATTTATTTTTTATAAATTTTATATTTAAAGAATATATTTATAAGTATATATATATAAATGGAAAACGAAAAGAAAATTATGTTACCAGAAACTCTTACTGTTCCTACTAAACATTGTGTTTTAATGTTTAATATTCTTGGTGTTGTTGCCAAACGTGGTGCTATTAATCCTGATGAATTTAAAGTTGTTGGTGAATTAGTTGATTTTTTAAAACAAGAATTAAAAGTTGAAGATAATTTTCCCCAAACTAAACTACTCCCACCTGTGTCTGAATAAATTAATCATATAAAACATTTATCATTTCAATAGTATTAGGTTCTTTATTATATTTAACACCAAAAAAAATTATATATAAGTTGCTTCTTCTTACATATGATTTTTTATATTTACCAAACATATTATAGAATAATATTTACCAAACATATTATAGAATAATATTTAAAATAATAGGACAATGATCCGAACCCATTATTTCATTACAAATTTCTACATTTAATTTATCTTTATCTAATAATTCATTAGATATTAAGAAATAATCTATACCCCAACCATTATCATTCTTCCTGCTCGCTTTCATAAAATTAGACCAATAAGTTGATTTTTGTATTGTTGGATTTAAATTTCTAAATACATCAACCAAATTTAAAGTCTCTAGCATATACGCAAAATCAAATCTTTCAAAATCATAGAATCCTGCTACTTTATTTTTTTTTGTATTTGGATTTGTAATATCAATATCCAAATGTGCTACATTCATATCACCGCATATAATTACATTTTTCTCTTTCTGTAATTCTGAAATATAAGTCATAAAATTTTTATTCCATTCACCTCTAAATTTAAATCTATCTGAATCTTCTTTTTGTGAATTTGGAACATATGCATTTACCAATATAAACTTTTCAAACTCAACAGCAACGATTCTTCCTTCAACATCAAATTTTGGAGTTTCAAGATTTTTAATGGGTTGATACATACACCATATAGATGTTCCACTGAAACCTTTTCTTTGACTTGTTCCATCTGTTGAATTCCAAAACCTATATGGATATTTATTTGTAATCTCACATGGTAATCTAACTTCATATTCCGTGCATTTAGTTTCCTGTAAACATACTATATCATAATTTTTACTCTCTCCTTTTTCATTTGTTTCACCTAATAATAACGCTCTTGACAAACTATTATTTGAACTTTCATCTGATTTTACCCTCGCACGCAATCCAGCAACATTCCAGCTGAAAATTGACAAACTCATTTCAGAGATTATTATATTATTACTAATTTATCTTTAATATTATTATCAATTTTTTTATATTCATTTTTGAATTAATATCTATAGAATATTACAGATATTAATCTCTCCCTACTCCGGATCGAACGGAGGACATTGTGATTTCTGCTGACAAACAATTACAGTCACACGCTCTACCAACTGAGCTATAGAGAGATAAAAAGAATTACCCTAAACTAAACAAAACAAGACACAGAGAAACCTGTATAATTAATAATACAAATAATCTTTATATTATTTTTTAATTATTTATTATAATTTATTATAATTTATAATACCGTCTTACAATATTATAAAATACTATAGATATTAATCCTACTAATTTATAATCTTAACTTTTTTACTCAATTTACAAATAATGAATTTTTATCTTCTTTTTTTTGTTTTTTTTGTTTTGGATGGGTCGCGTTTGACGAAACCGAATTTACCTTTTTTTGTAAAATATCCATATTTTTGTAGACGCTTCTCCTTTTTGGCGAGGGTGTGCTTCTTCTTGGAAACATAGCGACCGCGCTTGTTGAATACCAGGTTGTCTTTCTTGAGACCGTACTCAGTAGAGTGCGCGGTTCCATGCCATACCTGCGCACGGGAGCCATGGAGCAGTTCGTATGTCTTGCCGTTAATATGGTACAGACCATCGTCAGACTTCATATGTTTTTTCATCTTTTTATAAATTAACGAGAGAAAATAATTTATTTTAAATTATATTTAATTAATTTAATTAATTTAATTAATTTACTTTAATAATTATCTAAATATTATCACAAATTATATATAAATGACCGATTATAATAAAATCATAACAACGGTTAATTCTATTACTCCCGATTATCAATTTATACCTGATCTTAATAATACCATTGTTATTGATACTTCTGAAAATAGGATAGGAATTAATACAATTACCCCTGATGAAAATATACACGTTAGCGGAGGAACTATTAAAACACAAGATTTAATAGTTTTAGGAGATTTTAGTGTAAATAATGTTTCTAGTGATATTTTGCCTCGCGATGATTTATCATATAATATAGGAAGTATTACTCACCGATGGAAAGATTTATTTATCGGTTCTGGTTCCTTATATATGGATAAAACACGCATTTTAAGTATGGCTGATTATACACGTCATAATGGAGCCCTCGGTCATGATATATCTGCACTTGTTTTAGATAATTCTGGAAAACATTTAGATATATCTGATATTAGACATGTTAATATTCAAGGTGATGTTTCTATTAATAAACACGTCGATATTAAAGAACAATTAACTGCATTAAGTGATGTATCCTTTATGAGTAAATTTTATGTAGAAGATGATACTTCATTCAATAATCGTGTTGATATTGAAGGTAGATTACTGGTAATTGATGATTCTTCTTTTAATTCACAGGTCGATATTAGTGGTGTTCTTAATATTAAAAAAACAATTTCGGCTGATGGACTTACTACTACTGGAACTAAAATTTATACTGTCTATCAAAATAATTCTGCGGGAAATATAACAACTCGCTTAATTATTGATCCTGCTAGTGATGGGTTTTTGGGTGATGCTGCCGCACAAGGTGAAGTTGTTATTTATGGAAATTTAGATGTTAAAGGAACTACTACTTTTATTAGGTCTACTAATGTTGACATTAGCGATAATATTATTAGAATGAATGCGAACCATAGCAGTGTTTCTGATGGTGGTATTGAAGTTATTAATTCTTCTAACACTATTAAACGTTATACTTATAGTAATCCGGGTAATTATTGGACTACCCATGATACCGGTATTAATATAGGACCAAATGGCGGAATTGTATCGTGTGGATATGCGAATATTGATAATGTTAATATTGATGCTAATACTATATCTACTGATACTGGGAATTTAAATATTAATGCTATAGATAATGTAATAATATTACCTGGGACAAAACTTTTGATACAAAAAGATACAGCTTTAACCGGCAATTTCACCGTATCAGGAACAACTGCTTTAAATAGCACTCTTGGTGTTACTGGAGCAACTACTTTAAGTAGCAGTCTTGGTGTTAATGGAACAACTACTTTAAATAACACTCTTGGTGTTACTGGAGCAACTACTTTAAATAGCACTCTTGGTGTTACTGGAGCAACTACTTTAAGTAGCAGTCTTGGTGTTAATGGAACAACTACTTTAAATAACACTCTTGGTGTTACTGGAGCAACTACTTTAAATAGCACTCTTGGTGTTACTGGAGCAACTACTTTAAATAACACTCTTGCTGTTACTGGAACAACTACTTTAAATAACACTCTTGGTGTTACTGGAGCAACTACTTTAAATAGCACTCTTGATGTTACTGGAGCAACTACTTTAAGTAACACTCTTGATGTTACTGGAGCAACTACTTTAAATAGCACTCTTGATGTTACTGGAGCAACTACTTGTACCACCATTGGTTGTACCGAAATTACTTCTACCGTACTTACTACAAAAAATAGTAGCAGTGCTGATATTAATGTAGCGGTAAAACTGGAAGCATTAGAATCGGAGCGTGATAGACTGGAGGCCCTCATCGTCGCCCTCACCGCCACTGTCGCCACCAATGCCGCCACCGCTGCTGCCGCCACCGCCTCTGCTGTCGCCGTCTCCCTCGCCGCCGACGGAGTTCAAGCTGGACAGCTCGACGTCCAGATCGCGAGGATCGACGTCCACAACTCGAGGTTCACTGCCATCGACACCTCCGTTGCCGCCAATACCACCGACATTGCCGCCAATTTCCTCTCCATCGCCTACGCCCACGCCACCAACAACACCCAAACCACCGCCATCACCGCGAATTATAACTCCATATGGCTGGATGGCGGC